GTCGGGCAACGCCGTGACCAACGCTGCGCTTGTGCAGTTCCCGCAATGCACGGGCGGTTCCGAGACGGCGACATACTTCGCGATTGGCACGGCATCGAGCGGCACGGGCAAGGTGCTTTATCGGGGTGCGTTGTCGGCTTCGCTGGCGATCAGCTCAGGCATCCAGCCGCAGTTTGGCGCAGGCGACCTGGACGGCACTGAGGACTGATGATTATCTATCGGCACACATGCACCCAGTGCGGGCTGCTCACGCGGGTTGAAGATAATCAAGCGTGGAAGGCTTGTGCCTGTGTCTCTCCTGCTGACGTGGTGAGTGAGGACGAGCCTCCGCCTGAGCCTCCACCCGAGCCCGAACCTGAGCCTGCGCCATGACCGCGTTTCGCTCGTTCAAGGAGCTGATCGACGCCGAAGAGGCTGGACAGGCCACGCTGTTCGGATGGCGGAAAGTCCCGACGCAAACGACGGGTTCGGGCATCTGGTTCGATCTCTCGATGTCGCCGGGCAATCCGGTTCCGAATTTCTACGCGGCTGCTCCGCTGATCTCCAAGGCGCTGGCGCAATCGACGGATGGCGGGCTGTTTCATGGCGCAACGCCGGGCGGGACGAGCACCAAACACCTTCGCCGCATATTGGCTATGACTGTGACGACCACGGCGGTCCCGCTGCCCTGCATCCTGATGGACTACCTGCTGTACTATCCGTTCGTGGACATGAGCGTGACCGACCCGCAGGCGATGACTGTGGGCGATGCGTTGCCGCGGTATCCGACCGGGGCGGGCGTGCAGATCATGGCTGTTGAGGTTGCCTCGCAGATTGGCGGGGTCAGCTTCTTTGTCACGTATACCAATTCGAACGGCGTTGCGGGACGGACAAGCGCGACGGTCACTTGCAACACGCAAACGGTTAACGGCACGATCATCTCGACGGCGCCGGCCACGCTAGGTTGCGCTGGGCCATTCATCCCACTCCAGGCTGGCGACAGTGGCGTGCGATCAATCGAGAGCTGCACATTCCTGACGGGCGATGTGGGGCTGATTACGCTGGTGCTGGTCAAGCCGCTTGCATCGTTCTCGATCTACGACATCACGGCGCCGGTTGAGCGCGACATGATCCTCGACGGCGTCCAGTTGGCTGAGATCAAGAGCGACGCTTACCTAAATCTGATCTGCTACCCGAGCGGGACGCTGTCGGGTGCGCAGATCATGGGCACAATCGAAACGGTGTGGAACTAGATGGCTGGCTTTTCCTCGCTCGATAACCTCGTGACGAACGTCTCCAACTCGGGGAAGTTCTTCCGGGCTGACTGGAACAAGAACCACGCGACGGGAGGCACGGTTGTCGCTGGCTCGTGGCAATTCCTGGCGGGCGGAGCGGGCAATCCGGTTGCCAATACCGCGCTCGGCTCTGGCGTCACGCTGGTTCAGAAGCCGCAATACGACCTCGGCGCGACGCATGGCGGCATCCAGCATGGCGGCAACGTGGGCGCGAGCGCGACGGACTACAAAGTGCTGCTCAACGCGAGCGCGTTCACGGCGGCGGCGACGACCGTGCCGTGCGTCATGATGCTCGTGGACCTTCTGAGCTACGCCACGTTGACCAACGCGACGATTTCGACAACGGGCACAAAGACGCTGGTGAACACGGAAGCGGTGACGTTCTCCTCGTCTTCGGGCCTGCTGATGACGACGGTGGCGGACTATGCCGATCTCACCCCTGTCAGCTTCACGACGACGGGCGCGCTTCCCACGGGCCTTGTGGCGGGCACGATCTACTGGACGATCCGCGTCTCTGCGACGACCTCGCGCCTTGCCACGTCCCTGACGAACGCGGTCGCGACGACGGCAATTGCGTTCACAGATGCAGGCTCCGGCACGAACACGATGACGGTTCGCCTGCCGCGCTATTCGGATGGGGCAGGGGTACAAGCCTTTCTGGTGGCCTCGACTGCGGGCACGGCGGGAACGGGCACGTTCCAGCTCACCTATACCAACAGCGCAGGCACCGGCTCACGCACCACGCCATCCTCGCCCGCGCTGCCGACCAACAACGCAACTTCGCCGCTGCTTGGCGTTCCCTACAGCGGCACGGGCTCGGGCAAGTTCGGGCCGTTCTTTCCGCTCGCTGGCGGTGACGCAGGTATCCGTACCTGTCAGAACATCATCCTTGCGAGCGCGGGCGTGACCACTGGCGTCTACAACCTGTGCTTTGCCAAGCCGCTGCTGACGCTGCCGATCACGACGCTTGGCGTGGCTTCAGAGCGCGACCTCGTCAACCAGCTTCCCTCGATGCCGCGCGTCTATGACGGGGCCTGCCTCGCGTGGATGATTTATGCGGGCTCGGCCATTCCGAACAACTCCAGCTTCTTCGGGCATCTCGACTTCGGCTGGAGCTGACATGCTCTGGGGTAACTACAGCGTCCTGAACAAGACGCCGGGCCGCTGGCTTGGCGGTACATCGACAGCGCACGCGTCTGGCGTAGGTTCGGCGCAGGTCAACACGCGCGCCAATTGGGGCCGCAACGGCGCGCGGCGCAACTTCGCACTGGCAGACGGAACAGAGGCCTACGAACTCGCCTCTATCCCTGCCGGGTATGGCGCACGCGGCTGGATGATGCCACGCACGGCGGGCGGGATTTCAGCGCATTCGACGGCCAACGGGCTTGCAGCGTTCACGGCGTCAATCGCTGCGGGCCGCAACCTTGCAGCGACCTTCGCGGGCGTTGCAGCTTTCGCCGGCACGGGTCAGCTTGTCGTGTCGGGCATCGGTTCGTTTGCCGGTGTCGGGGCCTTCTCGGGCAACGTCACGGCGGCGCTGGGTGCGGTTGGCACGTTTGCGGGTGTCGCCGCCTTCTCTGGCGCTGTACTTGCCAAGGGCAACATCGTGGGCGCGTTTGCAGGTGTCGCAAGCTTCGAGGCGATCCGGTACGCGACGGGCTCCATGTCGGGCTCATTCGCACCGCCTGTGACGCTGGAGGCGCAAGGGTTCTCGTCCTATTTGCTGGATCAGGAAGACATCGAAACGGGAATGACGCTTCGGCAGGCGCTGCGTCTGGTGACGGCGGCGACGGCGGGCAAGATCAGCGGCGGCGGGACGGCGACCATCACCATTCGCAATGCGGTGGCTGACGCTGCAAACCGCATCGTGGCAAGCGTGGACACGGACGGCAATCGAACCGCCATAACTTACGACCTCGACTGATGGCCAATTTCTTCTCAGCCGACTACTGGAAAGCGCTCTACTTCAAAGCGATGGGCGGGCAGGAAACTGCTGTTGACCCCAACGCGATGTCGGGAAGCTTTGCGGGCTCGTCCGAGTTCACTGCGACGCTGTCAGGTCAGGCTACTGAAGAAGTTCAGTCGCGCTCACAAGGCGGCTTTGAAGACCCCTACTATTACAAGAAGCGCAAGAAGAAGAAGCAGCCCGAGCCTGTCTCCAAAGGCTTCGGGGACGATTGGCAACCGCCAACGCCACGGCCGGCAATCCCGCCGCTGGCAGCGCAAGACATCATCGCGCGCCAGGAGGCAGGCTTCGCACGGACGCAAGCCGCGATTGTCGCAGCGCTTGAACAATACGACCGGCAACGCGCCGAGGCATTGGCCCGCGCTGCGCAGGAACAGGAAGACGAGGACGAAGCGATCCTGCTGCTGATGGCGGCGTAACGCTTCGCAACAATTCGAGATGAGTGACCCGCCCTGATCAGGCGGGTTTTTTCGTACCCGCCGCCGGGGTCATCGGGCGTCAAACAGGACGCCGCTGTTTCGGGCGATTGCGTGACGACTACGGGAAGGTCGAACGATGAGTGACGAGAAACTGAACTTTCTGGACGAAGCTGACGAACCGGCCGCCGCTGCGCCTGAGCCATCCGCTCCGGTCATGGAAGCCGAGAAGCCAGCCGCACCCGAGCCCGAGCCGCAAAGCGATGGCAGGGCGCGTGATCCGGAAACAGGGCGTTTCGTTCCCATCTCCGCGCTTCTAGACGAGCGCGACAAACGACAAGCCGAGACTGCAAAACGGGTCGAACTCGAAGCCCAACTCCAACGCTACCAGCAACCGCAGCAGCCTGAGCAGATACCGACTGACCCTAGCGGGATCATTCAGTATGCGCTGGCTGAACAACAGCGGATCGCCTTCAACGAACGTCTCAACACATCCGAGCTGATGGCCCGACAGGCCCATGGCGAGGACATCGTGAGCGAGGCGCAACAGGCGTTTCTTGCCGCTGTCGGTCAGAACCCGATGCTGCAACAGCAACTGCAAGGCCAGATCCATCCATACGATTTTGTCGTCAAATGGCACCGCCAGCACAAGCTGATGTCAGAGATCGGGCAAGACCCGGAAGCCTGGCGCAAGAGCGAAGCCGAGAAGATCCGCGCGCAGGTACTGGCTGAACTTCAGGGCCAAGGCGTCCAGCCGGCCCCATCGTCACAGCAACCCCCGCCGAGTGTGGTCGGAAGACCAGCGGCAGCGAGAGCAGGAACCGTCCCCGTTGGGGGTGGCAACGCTTTCGACAACCTCTTCAAAGGATAACCAATGGCCGAAGTCGCCCTTGCATCCGCTTCTGAACGTCAGAAGTGGGTAACGAACTATTTCGCAGAGTACGTCCGCAATAGCGGTTTCAAGCCCTACATGGGCCGGACGAACAACTCTATCATCATCAGCAAGTACGAGATGACGGAAGAAGCGGGAAAATCGATCAACATCCCGCTGATCACCAGGCTGAAAGGAACCGGCGTCACCGGCTCCCAGACGCTCGACGGCGCCGAGGAAGAACTCGGCAACTACAACTGCAACATCTCCCTCGATTGGCGCCGTAACGCGGTGCGCGTGCCGAAGTCCACCAGCTACAAGACCGAGCTGGACCTTTTCGGCGCGGCCAAGGACATGCTGCGGACATGGGAAGCGGAGAAGCTGCGTGACGATGTCATCACGGCTATGCTGTCGCTGGTCACGACCGGCGACACGATTGTCACGATGTCGGCGTCATCGGCTGCGAACCGGAACGCCTTCAACGCGGCGAACACTGACCGCCTGCTGTTCGGCGCCCTGCGCTCGAACTACTCGGCCACGTGGGCGACCGCTGTCGGCAACATCGACACCACAAACGACAAATGCACCGTGGCGTCGATGTCGCTGGCGAAGCGCATTGCGAAAAACGCTGACCCGCATATCCGTCCTTACAAGACGGGCGACGGTCGCGAATATTTCGTTGCGTTCCACGGGTCACGGACATTCCGCGATCTGAAGGCCGACACCACGATGACGCAGGCGAACCGTGAGGCTCGCTCGCGTGAAGGCAACGGTATGGACGACAACCCGATCTTCCAGGACGGTGACTTGCTCTATGACGGGATTATCCATCGCGAAGTCCCGGAAATCGATGACGTCGCCGCGAACGGCACCTACTCGATGAACGCCATCGGCGCTTCTTCGGCTGACGTCCGTCCGGTGTTCCTGTGCGGCGCGCAGGCTGTCGGCATTGCATGGGGTCAGGAGCCGACCCCGCGCACGGACTTGACGAAAGACTATTCGTTTCGCCCTGGCGTCGCCATCGAGGAACTGCTTGGCGTGAAGAAGCTCTGCTTCAACGGCGTCCAGCAGGGCATGGTGTCGGCGTTCTTCGCAGCCGCTGCTGACTCGTGATTGTAGCTGAATAAGGAAATCATCACATGGCTACGTACTCAGCTACAAACTATCTGACGACGCCCGTTGTAACCCACGGGCTCGCCAACAACATGAAGGCGTTCTATTTCGAGGTGGCTTGCGCTGCGGCTCCTTCGACGTCGGACACCATCAACTTCGGTTACGTGCCGAAAGGCTTCCGGCTTCTGCACGCAACCATTGAAGCAACCGACATGGATACGGGCGGTTCTCCGACCCTTGCCCTGAACGTTGGCGACTCTGGCGATGCGGACCGTCTGTTTGCGGCGTCCACTGTCGGCCAAACTGGCACCCAGTCGTCAGCGATTGCAACGACCGGGTTTGGGTACAAATACACTGACAAGACGCTGATCACTGGCGTGGCCTCTGCGAACGCTGCTACCGGCGCTGCGGGTACTCTGTATCTCGCGGTCTTCGGCATCCAAGAAGACGCGACGACGTCTTAATGTCAGCGTTCATCTGGAAGGGTGACGACGAGGGCGGTGACGAGTTCACCGCCCTTTTTGGCGTCACGTTCCCGGTGGGGCAACTTGTTGAAGTCGGCCACCTTCTACCGTGGCAAGTCAACAAACTGCGGAACCATCCTTACTTCAGGGAGGTTCCGCAGGATGCCCCGGCGCCGAAAGGCAACCCGGAACAGGACGAACGCGCCATGATCAAGCAGCAACTGAACGACCTCGGCGCGAACTACGACAAGCGCTGGGGCATCGAACGGCTGCGCGCGGCGCTGGAAGGCGCGACACGCGAGCCGCTAGAAGTGATCGAGGGCGAGGTGGTCAATGGCTGACGCGACCCTTGCCGAGCTGCGCAACCGCGTGCTGCAAAAGCTCAAGGTGCTGCAAGCAGGCGAGACGGCGGAAGCCGAGGACAGCTCACTGATCGAGGGGCTGATTGCCAGCGTCAACGAGAAGCTGCGCGACCTCGGCATTGCCTACTGGTCCGACAGCGCATGTCCGCAATCGATGCTCGAGGATTTGGCTATGTATGTCGCCTGCCACGCGGCAGACGACTACATGGACGGCGGGCAGGCCGCATCGTTCCGGCAGACTTACGAGCCGACAGCCGAACGCAACTTGCGGCGTCTGGTTCAGAGCGGCGAGCGGTTCAACAAGCCGACCCGGGCCGAGTATTTCTGATGCGCGTGCCAATGGCGACTTCCGCAGCCTCCGCTGTTGTCACGGGGCTTGCCGAGAAGAAGTGCCACAACGTCTACCGCGAGCCGCATCCGAACGACCCCACGCGCGAGAACGTGCTGATCGAAGCGCCTGGCACTCTCCAGCGTGCCGACTTCGCCGGCGCGTGCCGAGGGATGTGGCAGGCAGACGGTCACGCCTCGGGCAACGTGCTGATCGCGCAGGGGACAACGCTATCGACGTTTGTGCCTAGCTCCAACACGACAAGCAGCCTTACGGGGACCATCAGCGGGACGGATCGCGGGGATTTCGCATTCACGGAAACCGAGGGCTTTGGCCTGTTCAATGGCGGGCTGTACGTCTCGACCGGGACGGCCATCGCTGCGGTGACGGATGCGCAGTATGCAACGCTTCTGAGCGATGCAGGGGCAACCGCGTTCACGTCGGTTGACACGCTCGGGCAGCGCGGGCTGTTCACCTATAAGAACCGCTTTGGCTTTACGGCGGTTCTCGACCTCGATGACGTCACGGCGCTGAATTACTACACGGCAGAGAGTTCGCCTGACGATATCGTCGCCGGCCGCGTGCTGGGCGAGTTCTACTACCTGCTGGGTTCGCAGACGATTGAAGTTTGGTCGCAGACCGGCGACAGCGCCGACCCGTTTGCCATGCAGGGAGGCATGACGCAGCAGGTTGGCTGCGCGTGCCGTGACGGCATCGTCAAGGCCGATAACAGCTTGTTCTTCGTGGACGAGGCGTTCAATGTCCGCAGGCTGGGGCAGGGCGGCTCGCCCATCGTGTCCGAGCCGTGGGTATCTGCGGCGCTGCGCAGTGCAGGCGCTGCAAACATCATCGGCAAGACGTACCAGGACCGGGGGCATATCTTCGTCAGCTACCGGACGCCTACGGCTTGCATGATCTTCGACGTGCTGACGCAGGAATGGCACACGCGCGGGACGAACCTGCAAAACTCGTGGCGCTACACGGACATCATCACGGCAGCGGGCCGCGTGTTTGTCTGCGACGGCACGGGACAATTTGACGAACTGAGCCGGGACTACACGTCCGAGAGCATGGCGACCGCCTCCACGATGGGAACCGAGATCGTTCGCGAGTTCACGGCGCATCTGTCGGGCGCACCGGACAGCCTGCCCATCACGACGCTGCGGCTGGAAAGCTCCAAGGGCGTTGGCGTGGCGACGGGACAGGGTGTTGACCCTATCGTGCGGATGCGCGCGTCAGTGGACGGCGGCAATACGTGGACAAACTGGCGCGACCGCAAGCTCGGCGCGCAGGGTGTCTACGATCAACGGACGGTCTGGCATCGCTGCGGGCGCACGAAGCTCGCGGGCATGGTGTTCCAGTTCAGCAAATCCGACCCCGCGCCGGCGGCCTATCTGGGCGTCCTCGTCAATGAGGATCTGTGATGGCGCGGGCTCCTAAACCGCCATCGCTGGCCGTGCCGCTTGTGGACAAGGACGGGCGATTAACGCCTGAGTGGTACAAGTACCTGACGGGCGGCGTGTCCTTCACGACAAACGTAAACAGCGGCGTGGCGGCGGCGGCACTTGCTGCGGAACAGGCGCGGGCCGATGCGGCGGCAGCACAGGCTACGGCGGATGCGGCGGCGCAGGCTGCAACGGATGTTGCCGACGCAGCACTCTCGTTCACGCTTTCAGCCAACAGGTCGGGGGTTTTTGGTTCACGGCTCGGTACAGGATCGGTGACGACAAATTCCGTGACCGTGACGGCATCGGGCGGCACTGGCCCTTACACTTACGCATGGGCTTATGTGTCAGGCGATGCGGTGTTTACAGCGGGCTCGCCAACTGCGGTCACGACGACATTCAGCGGCACTATTACGGCGCTTGGCCAGGATTTTACGGCGGTCTGGCGTTGCACGGCGACTGATTCACTGGCCGCCACGGCGTCAACGACTGTCGGCGTCTCTATAGCGGAGATTTCGTAAAATGTGGGATCAAATCGCCAAGTTCGCCATAGATAACGCCCCCGCGCTGATCAATGCGGGCGCGTCTCTGGCTGGCGGCTACATGCAAGGCCAAGGCGGGCAAGCGTCAGCCAAAGCGCAGCAGGACGCGGCGAACCAGACGACCGCGCTTCAGCGCCAGATCTACATGGACCAGCGCGGGCTTGCCTCGCCCGGGTACATGACCGGCGGCGCTGCCTCCAACAAGCTCGCTGCGCTGTTCGGCATCGCCCCGCAGGACTATCAGGCGGCGTATGGTGGCGGCGGGATGAACATGCAGGGCGGCTCGCAGATGCTGCCGAACCTCGGCGCAGGCCAGCCTGTTCAGGGCTATTCAGGCGGCGGTGGCTCCAACGCGGCTGCGGGCGCTGTCGGAAGCATCGCTGGCACATTCCTAGGCGGTCCTCTCGGCAGCGCTGTCGGCGGCGCGCTGGGCGGCATGATCCGCGACGGTGGGGACAACTGGAAAACGGTACAGACGCAGGCTCCGGGCGGCTTTGATTATGATGCCTACATGCAAAGCCCTGGCTTGCAGGAAGAGTGGGCCAAGCCGCAGATCAAGGCGCTGTTCGGCAACAACCGTGACGCCTATGCGGACTGGCACGCAAAAGGTGGCGGTGGCGCGTGGGCGGCAACTCCTCTCAAGGCTCTTGGCGGCGATACCAAAGGCACGATGCCCACAGGCGGCGCGCAGCAGATGCAGGGCGGCGCGTCCAACCCGCTCGCGGAGTTCTACGCCTCGCCCTATGCCAAATTGGCGACGACCATCAATGACCAGCAGTTCGACCAGATCAAGGGCAACCTCGGCGCGGCCGGCAAGTCGATCAGCGGGGCCGCAGAGGGGCGTTATGCGAAGACCTTAGCGGGCAACACCTATGGCGCGTTTGGCGACTACACGAACCGTCTCGCTGACTTGGCAGGCATGAACCAGACCAGTTCGCAGCTCGCGTCCAACGCTGCGGGCAACTACGGCGTCAACGCGGGCAATGCGATGATGAAAGCCGGTGATGCTCGAGCCAATGCGCTTTCATCCGCATACAAGGGCTATGGGACCGGCATCAGCGATGCTGTCGGCGGTATCGTGGACTACGGCAACAAAAATAAGTGGTGGTCTACATGATGATGCAGAACCCGCTTGCACCGAAGCCAATGGGCGGGCCTGCGCCGGCCCCGATGAACCCGACCGGATCAATGGGCCTGCAACAGTCCATGCCTGCCCCGCCGAACAATGCACTAATGCAAGCAATCGGCGGCGGGCTGAACGCCTTCCGCAAGAGCTTTGACCCGGAAGGCTACAAGGCCAGCCAGGCCGAGGCGAAAACCGCAGAAGGCGACAAGCTGAAACAGACGCTCGCGCTCATGCAGCAGCAACGCGCGATCCCCGAAGCGCAGCGCGGCCAGTGGTGGCAGCAGAACGCGCCGACCATCAGCAAGATCATCGGGCAGGACGTCTCGCAGATGCCGCTGGACGTGTCAAAGTTCTCGGATCAAGAGCTAGACGGCCAGATCGCGGCGCTGTCGGCGCAGGCGGGGATTTCGCCGGAAGTGGCGAAGCCCGTGCAGTATCAGAGCGTCAACCTTGGCGATGGTGGCGTAGGTTCGTTCAACCCGACCACGGGCCAGATGGAGCTTGTGCGCGAGCCATCACCGCAGACCAGCCAAGGTCCCGAAATCCAGAAGCTCGGCAATCAGATTGTTGAGCGTCAGGCCGATGGCGGCTGGAAAGTTGTGTTCGAGGGCAGCAGCGAAGCTGAGACGGCGCGAGCGTTCCAAGGCTTCATCGACGCCAACACTGGCGAGCAGATGGTTGTCATGTCGGATGGCCGTGCGCAGGGAACGGGCCGCACGGCTTACATCCCGCCGCAGCTTTCCAACGTCGGCGGCGTTCCCGTCGCGGTGGACAAGCGCACGCTGGCGACCTCGGAGCTTGCGCCCATCGCAGACGTTGCGGGCAACCGTGCGGCTGTGGCGAGTGCTGAAGTTCAGGGCAAGGCACAGGGCCAAGCGGCGTTCGATCTGCCGACCGTGGAACAGCGCGCAAGCCTCGCCATCAACTCTATTGCAGACCTCAAGAGCCGCAACATCGGCCAGCGCTTCGGGATGCAGGGCAAGCTGTACGCGATCCCCGGCACCGATGGCGCGGACGTGCAGGGGCTTATCAATCAGATTGTCAGCCAAGCCTTCCTCAACGCGTTCGACCAGCTCAAGGGCGGCGGCGCCATCACCGAGACGGAAGGCAGGGCCGCAACCGCAGCCGTCACGCGCCTGCAAAATCAGGACATCACGGTTGGCGAAGCGCTCAAGGCGATGGACGAATTGCAGCGCTACTATCAGAAGGGCATCCAGATCGCCCGTCAGAAGTCGGTCAAAGCCCCCGTTCTGCCGGGACGGCCGGCAGGCGCTACGGGCTCAACACGGACGCGAGAGGGCGTGCCGTTTCTGCTAGCCAAGCCGCAGCCAGCGGGCGTGCCTGACGGTGTGGACGCCGCCGATTGGGAGTTCATGACGCCTGAACAGAAAGCGCTGTTCCAGTAATGCCGCTCACAATCGAACAACAGAGAGCGCTTGCGATTGCGCAGGCGAAGCGGAAACGCGCCGAGGCGGAAGCCGGGCCGTCCCTCCGCTCCGAGACTGACGCTATCATTGAGGAAGCCGCAGCGAACATTCCTGGCGGCTACGAAGCGTTCATTGCCAAGCCGCCAAATGCCGAGCGCATGAGGGCAATGGGCTATGTTCCTGACCCGTTGGCCCCCGCCAGCACTGGCGGCTTTTCCAAGCCGAGGGCGCAACCGCAGCAAGTCACAGGACCGCTTACGGGCGACACGTCCCAGCCGAATGTTTTCACCGATGTGATGCGCGGCCTCGAGGCTCCGATTGCGGGCCTGACGGGCGGCCGTCTGGAAGGCTGGGCGAAAACCACAACGCGCGACCCCGTGCGCGGCGCTGTCGAGGCTGTCGAGTTCATCAGCCCCGTGGACGAGGCGGGCCGCGCCTATTTGGGCCTGCGTGACGCTGGCGCGGGCCTCATCGAAGGCGACATGGGCAAAGCCGCCCAAGGCGCGCAGCAGGCGTCGATAGATGGCAGCTTTGCCGCGCTTCAGATGCTTCCCGGCTCGATGACGCTTCGCGGCATGGCTGGCCCCCGCAATGCGCTTGCGCCGACCACGCTTGCCGGCGCAGAACGCGCAGCCGTGCAGGCCACCAGAGCCCCGCCTGGGGGCAAGCCTGTCGCGCAAGCCGCAGCCCCACAGCCGCAGCCCGCGCCCTTCAGCGCCCCCGCAGAGCCCAAGGCGAGCAGCTTCTTGCAGAACAATGCCGACAGGATCGTTGGCGGCAGTGTCGGTGCGTTTGCGGGCAGCGCTGGAGACGCGCTTGCGGCGCCGGGAGACGGCAACGAAGGCGGTGGTCCCGACATCATCAATCCGGGTACTGGTGCGATTGCCGGAATGATCGCCCCGCGCCTTGCCGCGCGTGGCTTTCGTGCTGCCGTGAAGCCATTCCGCCCAAAAGGGTTTGATGAGCGCGTGGTGTCCAACGTTCTCAAGAACGCGCTGGCGCCGCTGGGCAAGACCGCTGATGAAGTCAAAGCAAGCCTTAACGCGCAGTATGGCGATAAGCCTGTGTCTCTGGCCGACGCCACGCAGCAAGCGCAGAACCTCGGCGTTGGCCTCTCGCGCCTTCCGGGCAACGCCCCTGAACTGGCGATGCAGCAGGCAGACGACGTGTTCCGCACGCGGACGGGACGTCTGTTCTCTGATGTTCAGGAAACTACGAACATCAACCCTGCGAGCGTTGCAGCCGATCTTGACGCTGCCATCAAGCAGGCATCCGAGGAAATCAGCCCGGCTTATGAGAAACTGTTTGCAGACAACGCAGGCGTTAACTCTGAGCGTCTTATGCAGCTCGCGGATGACAGGATCGTCGGGAAGTATGTTCGCGCCGCTATCAATGAGGCGGAAAGCCTTGCCACAACCGCAGGGCAAACCCCCAGCAACGCCCGCACTTGGGATCTGGTCAAGCGTGCGCTGGACCGGCCAATCGACAAGGCTTTCTCCAGCGGCAGCAGGCCAAGCGAAGCTCTTTTGAGAGCGCGCGAGGCGGTTGTCAAAGAACTTGACGAACTGATGCCTGAGTACGCGGCAGTCCGCGAAGGAGCCGACGCGCCACGGATGAAGGGCGCGCGCACCAAAGGCGCAGAAGTTGCAGCCGGTAACATGCTTGTTGAGCGTGTCCGCGCGCTTGCTTCAGGGCTGAAAGGCAAGCCGCTGACCGCCTTGCAGATGGGCGCCATAGAAAAGCTGGCGCTGGACATCGAGAAGGGGCGCGGGATTGACGGCATCGCAAGCGAGCGGATGCGCGAAATCCTCGGCGCTGTGTTTGACAAGGACGTTGCTGATAACCTGGTTGCCCGCATCCGTGCGGATCAGGTCATCATCAAGAACGCGCAGCGCCGCAATCCCAACGTCGGCTCTGCGACATCGCAGGCAGGAATGGGCGGCGCTGGCGGCATCCAGAACGCTGCCGAAATGGCGCAGACCGCGTTGGCGTTCAAGACAAACCCGCTCGCCACGATCCTTGCAGCGATGTCCCGTAGCGGCTCCTTCAACAAGCCCCAACGCGACCTCATGGCCGACATTCTCTACGGCGGCGCGACTGACGAAAACCTCGCCCGCATCTACGGCAACCGCCCCCCACGCAATGCGCTCAATGTTGGAACGCCAACGACGCCGCAGGGACCGCCGACCAATGCACTGGCCCCGCGCAACAACGACTAGCGACGGCGCTTATAGTCTTCCCCTACAAGCAGGACGATGCCCACTAGGCAGAAAGC